TGGAGTTTAGCGGCATTGCCGTGCCTTCCATGTGACGACAGAAGTCGCACGTGTTGCCGTCTCCGGTGGTTCGCCATACTTTCTGCAGTCTGACGCCTAATGTTTCGCTAAGATTACGTGCGCTGTACAGGCTTCCGAACCTCTGGGATTGGACGGTTTCGCATCTTGCGATAAGTTCGGCGTGGTCGTTGCTTAGGCTGGCTAGTTCGTCGCGTAGCCGGGACGCGTCCCATTGTTCCGAGTCGGCCTTGTTGAGGAGTTCCAAGGTTTTGTTGGTGATGGTCTTGGATGTCGTGTGGGCTATCTCCTGTAGGTGGTTTTCGTAGGCCGTGGCGACGTTGTCGGGCAGTGTGGTCCAGTCGTAGAGTTTATGCCAGTCGTCTGTCGTGTAGGACTGGATGTCGACTGCGAGGGGTTTTTCGGGGTGGAGTTCGGCCCATGCGGCGATGACTTGTTCGAGTTTCATGCCTGTTTTGCGAGCATAGTCGGCGAGGTGGGAGATGAGGGTGTCTTCCACGTCGTCGACCCATTGGCGGCCGATGGTTTCGAGGTCGTCTTTCAGCCCATTTTGGGTGCGGCGGGTGAGGCGGATGATCCTGTCGACGTAGGTGCGGGTCGCTGGCATTATTTGGGTTTCGGTTGTCATGTCGTCTGTTTTTTTGGCGGCTTTCGTGATGGTTCTTTTCGAGTGGGGGGATGGGAGTGGGGTTGTGTCGGTTTTGTGGAGGTTGAGTCGCTTGTAGGGTTCGGGGAGTCCTAGCGCGTCGACTGCGCTTTCGACCGTCGCCCCCATGCTGACGAGTTGGATGAGGCTGTTGACGCGGATCTGCTGTGTTTCCGCTTGCGCCTTCTCGACCTCGGTCTGTGCCGGTAGGCCGAGGTCGAAGGTGATGCCGTATCCGAGTCCGCCTGTGATGCGGTCGAGTTCAAATTGCCATTTATCCCACACGGTCATGCAGAGCGGTTTCAAGGTGTTTTCAATGAAGGAGCGTTCGGCCATTTCGGCGTTGGCGTAGGTCTGGCCGTTGTCGATGCCTCGTACTATGTCGGGGACGGCGAGCGCGTTGGCGAGCCTGTTGTTGACCACGTCGGATACGGTTTGCAGATCGAGCGTATCGTTGGAGTTCTGGAATGGGACCCAGACGAGCTTGCTGGTTTGGCTTGGCTTGTGGGTCGTCGGGTCGACGGGGACCATGTTGTAGACGATGCCGTTGTTGTTGCCGGCCCCGCGGAAGGTTTCCTCGAGACGTGCACGGTTGCGTTGGAAGTCTTCCGCGTTTTCGCTTACGATGCCGAGCATGCCGGCTGGCACGGCATTGTTGCCAAAAAAGCCGCGTTCGTAGTCGGCGATCATGTCGTCCACGTTGGCCCATTTCTTGATGGTCATTGCCGGGCTGATGCCGCGTGTCGGGTCGTTCGGGTGACGGCTGTAGCTCAGGGAAATGGTTTCATCGCGGGTGAATTCGTATGGGCGAGGGCCGTTGCCGAGGTCCATGGTCACGCGATGGTACCAGTCGCTGCGGCTGTCGTTGTATACGCGGCTGTTTGTCGGGAGGATGGTGTAACCGGTGATGTTGTCTGGGGTGATGTTGCCGCCGGGGCCTTCCGTTGTCCAGACGAGGATGTCGACGTGGGATTGGGTGAGCATGCCGGAAGCGATGAGCTTGAGGAATTCGAGGCAGCTGTAGGTATCATTCGGTGCGTATAGTGCGCTTAACGCGGTGGGGACGGGGTCGAGTTTCCTTCCGTCCGCGGTGACCGCGTATGGGATTACTGTGCTGAAGCGTTGGGCGATGGCGTTGACGTAGGGGAAGATGTTGTCGTAGATGTCGTGCATGGGGATGGTGTTGCCGCCCATTGGCTGCCATGCGTTGCCGCCTGTCGGAGTGGGGGTGGAGTGTGGGGCGTTGGTGTGGGCGAAGGCGCTCGCGAAGCCCGCGCGAATGTTGTTGAGAATGGTCATTTCACCTCGTTTTGTAGTGGTGTGTCGTATGTTTCATAGTCTATCGCAGTGCTGTCGGTTAGCATACTGCGACGTCCCATGAGGGGAGTTTTGGTGGCTCATAGCATGCTAGGAGTAGGCTGTCGGCGAGGTCCGGGCTTCCGAGGTTCATGGTGTCCTTGTAGTCCTGTTTGCTTTCGATTTGGCGTTGGTTACGGCTGGTTATGTGCCATTTGCGTGTGGTCAGTTCGGTGGTGAGTTTGGGGAGGTCGGCGATCTGCGGGTTGATGCTGAGCTGGGGGAGCATGGTGGCGAAGTCGAACCATAACTCGGAAGCGATGTTGGGGTATTGCTGGTCTTTGGCTTTGCCGGCGTAGTTGATGCCGGTGACTGGCAGCCCGTATGTTTTGAGTAGGTCGGTTAGGCCTCCGCCTACGCCTGTGTCGTCGACGCGAATGTCGATCGGTTGGCGTTGCGATGCGCGTAGTCTGATTCGTTCGGCCGTGTCGACGATGCTCGAGTGGGTCCATGATTCGAGTGTTTCGATGCGGTTGCCTGTTTTGATGGTGAGGGCTGTGCGGTCGTTGCCGTATCGGGCGACGTCGACGCCGAAGGTCGTGGGTCCGTCCGTTGTTGGACGTCGGATGGCCTCATCGAGCATGGCGTCGCTGATGAGCTGGTTGTCCGTGTCGGCGTATGGTAGGCCGAGCCAGACGTGTCCGTAGTCGGCTGTCTGTTTGTCGGCTTCTACCATGTCGATGACGTCTTGGCTGAGGAGTCGTCGTACGTCTTCGTAGGTGGTGTGCCAGTGGCATGTCTGGTGGAGTCGTTCTTCTGAATCCGTGGAAACGAAGTATGTCCAGATCGGGTCGTGGCTGGTGAGGGGGTTCCATGTGAAGATCAGCGTGGAATTGGTTTTGCGGATGGTTGGGATGAGCGTGGTCAGGCTTGTCTTGCTGATGGTTTGGGCCTCTTCGACCCAGCAGACGTCTACGCCTTCGATGCTTTTGATGCTTTGGAGGTTGTCGTGTAGGCCGCGGAAGATGAAGCTGCTTCCGTTGATGTGGCCGATGCCGTCTCTCCTGATTTCGAAGCCTTGCAATCCGAATTTTTCGATGGTGCCGGTGAGGAGCTTGTAGACGGAGTCGGTGATGGAGTTCTGGAATTCTCGTGCGCAAAGGACGGTGATCGGCTGTACGGAGGCTCGGAGTATGAGGCTTTGCGCGACTGCGGTGCTTTTACCTGAGGCTCTGCCTCCGGAATAGCAGTAATAACGATATGGTGGCGTCTCCGTGTGGAGCCACCACCATAGGTCTCGGTATGGTCTTGCTATCTGCATGAGTCCAGTCTATGCGTTTTTACTGGCTGTCCTTGGTGTTTTCGGGGTTGTCGTCGAAGACTTCGAGCGTGATGGTCGGCGGCTCGTATCCGGTGACGTTCACGTCGGCGGATTGGCGGGCCTTGCCGTCGAGCCGGTCGATATAGTCGGTGGTGACGTGTGGGTCCTTGTACGCGTTGAGAACATGTTTGATGGCGATTCGCTGCACCATCGTCAGGTTCGGGTCTTTTGCCCTTTCTTCGATTTCCGATATGGTGAGCTTGCTGTATTCGCGGATCCAGCGGGTGGGGCTGGTGTCTTTGGTCCATGAGCCTCGGTCTTGCGGGCGGTCTTGGAAGCCGCCTTTGCCTGTCGGATTGCACGCTCCGCTGACGATTCTTCCGCGGTGGTCTCTTACTACTTCTGTCATATTATCAATTATATCAAGATGCAAAAAAGCCCCACGTTGTTGGTGGGGCTGTGTTTTTAGCTGAAGATGAAGTCGATCAGGAGCTTCATGAGGGCTATTGTGCCTGTCACGCCGAGGACTGTCACGGCCGTGATGAGGATGTAGGCGGCGATGGTGCCTATCTTGTAGCTGATCGGGTGTTTTTTGGGGTTCATTGCGGTCCTTTCTGTCACCATTCGTCGACGGCGGGGAATTGTGCGTACGGGTCGGTCTGTTGAGTCTGTCCCCAGTTTGCGGTCTGTTGCTGGGGTGCGGGCTGCTGGGTCTTGGCTTTCTTCAGGACTAGGCTGATGGTCGCGTAGTTGATGACGAAGTCGGTGCGTGGTTGGCCGTTGCGGTCGGTGCTGGCCTGCCATTTCAGGTCGCCTTCGATACGGACCGGGGTGCCTTTGTGGAGGGATTGGATGTAGGTTGCGGCGAGCCGTTGGTCGTATTCGAAGATGGTTGCGAACATGGGGTCGTGGTCGACCCACTGTCCGGTCTGCTTGTCCTTGTGGCTGCCGTTGGCGGCTACTCGGATGAGGAGGTATGGCGTCCCGTCCTTGGTCTGTTTCTGTTCCGGTTCTGCGACGAGGCGGGCGGAGGGGAGGACAATGTGCGGATCGTTCATTGGTGTTTCCTTTTCTTGTTTGTCAGTCGGCGGTTGTTTCGAGGGTTTTGGTCAGGAGGGTTTCGCCGAGTCGCTTGTGGATGAGGGTCAGCCCTTTTCTTGTGATGCGTACAGTGGGTGGGAAGGCGAATGTTGTACCGTCCGTTTTGGTGCCGTGCTTTGTGGACATGACCATTGTGAGGTGGCCGGCCGTGCAGTGCCTTGCTGTCGCATGCCATGAGCCGCCTGTTTTGTAGATCCAGTCGTTGGCTGCCATCCATTCGCGTAGTTGCTTTTCGGTGATTGGCGTGCCGGAGTTGGAGAGGACCTTGGCTGCGTCACGGACAAGCAGCTTGTCTTCAACGTCGGTGAAAGCGTCAAGTGCTTGCGCTTTCGTGGTCAGCTCCATGATTTGCCTGTCTTTGGCGCGAAGCTGCTGTGCGTTGCGTTCGATGGTCTTCTGGGCGATGAGCAATGCCTTCGCCATGATGGTCTCATCCGAGTCTGATTCAGATGTCGGAATGTAGCCGCCTGTCTTGCGAATGGTCGGGAGAACCTCGTGTGTGACCCAGCGTTGGAACTCGCGTGCTTCCGGCTTGCGGGATTTCATCACGAGACGGTAGAAGCCAGATTCGGAGATGATATATGTCTGCTGCCGGCGGCCAATCGAATCGATGACTTCAGTAGTACTGAACTCATCATCATCAAACATTTTGACGGTCTCGGTTGGGTTACCGAGGTTAAGGACGCTCATGCAATCCTTGAGCACGAACCATGGGTCGCAGTTTTCGTCGGTCAGGGCTCGTACTGGTGTGTTGTTGAAGTTGAATGTTTGGATTTCGGCGTTCATTGGTTGGCTCCTTTATGTGTGTTGGATTGTGTTTTATTTGTCGGTCTCGCGGCTGCCCTTGTCGGGAATGACGTCCGGGTCGAGGAAGTAGCATCGGCCGACCTTGACTGCGTGGAGTCGTCCTTCGCGGATGAAGCGGCGGACGGTCTGGATGTTGAGCTTCCAGCGGGAGGCGTATTCGGGGACTGTTGCTGTGTAATCTTTAGCGTTCATAGATCCTATTATATGACGATTCGGATGCCGTCGCAAACTATTTCGCATCGGTATGTTACTGGCATATGTGGCGCGGGTCGGAGGTTTTGAGCATAAAAAAGTGCCCAGCCGGGAAGAGGGGTGGAAACCGGTTGGGCACCGTTCAGGGAAGAACAGGTCACAATAAGGACAAGAACCATTAAAGCATTGTTTTCTCCGGATTGCAAATCGGGCCATGCGGCGGATTGTCGTTTGTTTGGCGTGTCGCGGAAATGAGTATGATATTGTGTGTATATCAAACAACGTAGGGCACGACAACCTACCAACATCGAAAGGAACAGAAAAATGACCGAGCAGAACACCAACCAGACGGAAACCCAGCCGACCCAGCAGCCGACCCAGCAGCCGATCATCATTAACAACGTGATGGGCCAGACGGACGACAGTGGCAAGAAGAAGGCCCCCGGCTTCATCAAGGTGGCCATATACACTTGCCTCACTGGCGGCATCTACTTCTTCTACTGGCTCGTCAAGAGCCTGAGCGGCGGCTACCGCAAGCGCTGATACGGATACAAGAAAAACAATACCCACCCGGATAGGCAACCGGGTGGGTATTATTTTATCCAATGAAAGGCAGTCGGAAGGGAAACCAAAAAACTTACCGACATCGATGATCATAGCACAAAGGAGACACACTGTGGAAATCATGCTGGATGACGGAGCGTACATGCCGTCACGAGGCCACAAGACCGATGCCGGACTGGACTTGCGTACACGGAAGGCCGTAACGGTCCCGGCATACGGAAGCGCGACGATCGACACCGGGGTGCATGTGGCATTGCCGCACGGGTGTGCCGGGCTGCTCGTCAGCAAGAGCGGCCTCAACGTGAGGCACGACATCACGAGCACCGGACTCATCGACGAGGGGTATACGGGAAGCATCGTGGTCAAGCTCTACAACCATGGCGGCGAGGACCGTGAGTTTGAGGCCGGCGATAAGATCACCCAGCTGGTCGTGATTCCGGTTGTCAGAGAGCCGTTGGAACAGGTGTCCGCGTTTCTCCCGTCCGCGCGTGGCGACAACGGTTTCGGAAGCACCGGGAGGTAAGCCATGTGGCACGGAGCAAGCAAATACCATGCCAAAAAGACGACGATGGACGGGATCACGTTCGACTCGAAGCGTGAGGCCTACAGGTATCTCGTCCTCAAGGGCATGGAAGAGGACGGAGCCATCGAGGACCTCAGACGACAGGTCCGGTATGAGCTCGTTCCGGCCTTCGATGTGGACGGCAAGCATTACCGGCCCGTCTACTACGTGGCCGACTTCGTCTACGCGGACAAAGAGACGGGCAAGGAAGTCGTCGAGGACGTCAAAGGCATGAGGACCGACGTGTACAGGCTCAAGAGCAAGCTCTTCGCACGACGGTACGGCATGAGCATCAAGGAGACGTGACGGCCTAGGAATAACCATGGCCCCGGTTGGTCTTGGAGGTGGTACCTCCGGACTGGCCGGGGTTTCTTTTTGTCATTGCGGACGGGCTGCGGAAGTGGTGGAAGGAAACATACCCCCATATAGACCCCCGTATGATACCCCCGCACTAGGTATTACCCGCTGTAAATTCTATGGCGGTCGCTGCAAAATTTACAGCACCATACTGCAATTTTTACAATGGGGTGCGCTGCAAAATTTACAACCCATAACATAGATCTAGATACACTAGGGGAGATACTCTAGTAGATACTCTAAAGAGAGAGAAAGAAAGACTTAGTCTTTCTTTCCAAAGAGAGAGATCGAAACCTATCTCCGGAACCAAGCCTTGAAGGCTTCGGTGATCGTGGCATTGAGCCATGGAGTCTGACCTGATGCTTCGAAGCTCCTCCCATGGCTCCGGGCATCGAGGAGGATACGGGCTTGGTTTTCGATGCTGCCCTTCGGGCCTTGGTCACGATATCCGTCCGGATCAAGGCATGGAGGGGAGTTGGTCCGTGCTTGGCTTGGGTGGTTCCCTTACGGCTTGGTGTTCTCGATGCTTTTTCGGTGCTTTTTCATGCTGGAAAGTCACTTTCTTGCGTAAAGGCCTTTCTGACGGGCTATCGTTGGTGAGTCATGACGAGTTATCGGGTTTGCCGTGTAAATCGGTCTGAGGGGCCTTTACGTGCGTTCTGGAGGCATGTGGGGTGGAAAGCGTGCGAGAGGAATGCCGTGAATGGACGGATGAGGTGTGCCGGGCCGTCTTGCCTTCGATGCTTTTCATGGCTTTGTGGTACACTTGAAGTAACGTCACATCAAGAAAGGATCCCACAATGAGCGTTTATGACACTATCGGAGACACCCTCGTCGAACGGTACGGAGTCCATTTCAGCGAAGAAGGAGAGCAGAAATCACGCAAGTTCTTCTCCGGCCTGTGCTTGAAGTTCGGCGATGAGGAAGTCCTTGAGGCTTGGGATACCGCATGCAGGAAGTACGACAATCCTGTGACTGCGCTTTCGAAGCTCGGAGGCATCCTCTACAATCGCAGCCTCTTCAGCTCATTCATTGAAGAAGAGTGAACACGTCGGCGTGTCATCCAGAAAACGTGCTATACTGAAGACATACGCCATTCCAAGTGCCCACCGCTTGGATGGAGCAAATAACTTGGAATGGTACGAATCCCATTGATTGCCACCGGGTGGGCCGGTAGCAGTCGGTGGGATTCACTTTTAACAAAGGACAACATCATGTCAGCCGTCAAAGACAACAACTTCATCGCAATCCAAGGATGGATGCGCACCAAACTCAACCTCAAAGGCTACGAACTCATCGTCTACGCCCTCATCTACGGCTTCTCCCAAGACGAAAACTCCAAGTTCTCCGGCACCAGACGATACATCGCGGAATGGTGCGGATGCTCCCTTAGGACAGTCGACAACACCCTCTTATCGCTCCTCGCCAAGCAGCTCATCGTCAAACATAAGAAATACGTGAACGGAATCCCCCTGTGCGACTACACGGCCGTCCCCCCGGAAATCGCAGCACGACAGAACGACACGCAAGCCCCCGCCGACACGCAAACCCATACCGAAACCACGACGGAACACAACACCGCCGAAACCCATCCGCTCATCGACGAGCCGCAAGCACCCGCACAGCCAAAGGAGCCAGACCCCACCGAAGAGGTCGTAAACCACCTCAACCGCCGTGCCGGGACCCACTACAAGGCCACCACCGCAACCACACGCAAGCTCATCAAGGCACGTCTCAAGGAAGGATTCACCGTCGACGAATTCAAACTGGTCATCGACAAGAAATGCGCAGACTGGCTCAATAACGGCGACATGGCTCAATACCTCCGCCCAGAAACCCTCTTCGGCACGAAATTCGAAAGCTACCTCAACGCCCGCCCCAACACCCGCATCAATGCCCGCACCAACGCTCCGTCCAACCCGAACGCCGCATCCATCGCACAGGACGCCGAAGGCCATGTAGCCGAATGCACCCGCGAAAACGGCTGGTTCTAACCCACGACACGCCGGCAACACAACACCAACAACACGTGATGTAACATTGCCATAGGCAACAGAAAGGAACCATAATGGAAACCAACCTCATCGAGAACATGGTCCGCGAAGCAAGCCAAGACAGCCACTACGAAAAAGGCGACTACCTCAACGAAGACGGCCTCCTCATATGCGGCAAATGCCACACCCCAAAACAATGCCGCTTCATCGCCACATGGGACGGCACAGAAAAGAAACCATACACACTCTGCGACTGCGCACGCGAACGCCGGGACGCCGAAGAACAAGCACGACAGGCACAAAACCTCCGCATCGAAATAAACCGACTCCGCAAACTCGGCTTCCCCGACAGCGAAATGGCCGACTGGACCTTCGCCCACGACGACGGAACCGACCCGAAAACCACGAGCATCGCCCACAACTACGTCGACAACTTCCCCGAAATGAAGAAACGCGGCAAAGGACTACTTCTATATGGCCCCGTCGGCACCGGCAAAACGTTCTTCGCGGCATGCATCGCCAACGAACTCATCAGCCAAGGCCGCCCATGCCTCGTAACCAACTTCGCCAGAATCACGAACACCCTACAAGGAATGTTCGACGGCAAGCAGCGTTACCTCGACAGCCTGAACCGACTGGACCTGCTCGTAATCGATGATCTGGCCGCAGAACGCGACACGTCCTACATGAACGAAATGATCTTCAACATTATCGACTCTCGATACCGGAGTAGAAAACCACTTATCGTAACATCCAACCTCACACAAGCCGACCTGAAGGAACCCGGCTCTATCGACAGGGAACGCATCTATTCACGACTGCTCGAAATATGCGTCCCGATCGAAGTGAAAGGCGCTGACAGGCGAGAAAAGAAGCTCCGCAACGATTCAACCGACATGGCAAGACTTCTCGGCCTCTGACATCATCAAGGCGACACGCGTAAAAACGTACCGCCTTTTTTCATACCCTCGGCGTGTCGTATCACGTATGTGGGTATAGTGTTAAATATCAGGCAAGGGAAACCCCGCCACCAAACAAAAAGGAAACCAAAATGAACAAGAACACAAACATACGGGCCCTATTCAACACCCTCCACGGAAGCCTCCCATACGAATACGACGAGAAATACGTCAACGGCGTAGGACTGGAAGACACCATCGCAATCAGCAAAACAAGCTCAGAATACGCCATATACATCACCGCGAACACACCCGACGACAACGGCGTCTTCGACGTGACCCTATACGACGACATCCTCGACGACGACCCCGCCGAAATCACCATATGGGACACCAACGGCCCAAACCTCACCCTCATAGACCTCATCGCCTACATCGAAAACCGCCTCTAACCAACACCCCGAAAAGGAAAGGAAACAAAAATGACCCTCGAACCAAACGCATTCGCCATCGAAATCTCCAACGTGCTGGCCGCCACCGGAACGGACTACATGACAACCGTCGTCAACCTCGACACATACGGAACATCATGCGAAATCACCAAGCACGGGTCGGACAGGAAACTGCACCTCACCCCAGTCGACGACAGCCTGATCGACATGGTCCTATACGACGAGACGGGAACCACGATCGCAAGCGGAACCCTATTCGCCGAGACCGCCTCAGCCATCACCCCGAAAGAACTCGCCACCATCGCAACGATCTGCCTCTAAAGGAGAAAACCATGAGCAGGAAGAAAAACGAGCCGATCATCGTAGACATCGACGACCCGGACATGAGTAACTGGATCAACGAAATGCGCAACAGCCAGCCATCCGAAGCCGAACGACGCAAAATCAGCGACTGGAGATACTACCACCGCCACAAAGCGGAACGCACCGAAGCCAACCGCAAATGGAGGGAGGAACACACGAAACAGTACGAAGCGAAACAGAAAGAATACCACTCCCAGCCGAAAATCCTAAAGAAAAAACGCGAAACCGCACGCCTCCGATACCACACCGACCCGGAATGGCGGGAAAAAATGCTCGCCAAACAGAGAGCACGATACCATGCGATGACCCCGGAACAAAAAATCGAATACGTCCGGAAGCAACGCGAACGAGCACGCATCCGACGAGCAAAAGCCAGGGTCGCAAAAGAAGCAAAGGAAAACAAATGACCGACAACATCAACCATCCCACGCACTACACCGGACGCAACATCGGCTACGAATGCATCGACATCGCCAAATACCAGCCATTCTGCGCCGGCAACGTCATCAAATACCTATGGAGGCACAACAGTAAAGGAACACCGCTGGAAGACCTCAGAAAAGCGCAATGGTATGCGTACAAAGCCTATAGGATGCAGGAACCCGTAAGACTTGACATCGGCCAGTGCAAGACCATCCTACGAAAGCTCATCGAAACCACGAGCGGATACGAATCCGCCGCATGGATCGGAATATTGGAAAACAAATGGGTCGGCGTGCTGAGCGCACTTGACATGATGATAGAAAGGACAGGAAATGACCCGCAAGCGCATTGACATCCCGTTGAAAACAATCTGCGCCGAACACTACCTCTTCGATCTCGAATACTCGGTCGAGAAGGTCAGCGAAATCTGCGGCATGGATGAAGAATCCGTCAGGGAAATCTACTGCAACTATAAGAAATACATCCTACCAACAAGGAGCACCAAATGAAAGCGGGCACAAGGAAGCAGATCATCAGATGGCATATGGCCGACCTGACCGTCGACGAAATCGCCTCGATCATCCCGCAGTACAGTGAGGACGAAATCAAAGCCGTCATCAACGAATACGAGAAGAAGGTGGAATGGGAACGACTGATGAGTGGTTTGCGTTCCTGATACTTGCACTCACGGTGCTCATCTCCTACAGGAGATGATGATCGTAGGAACCTGACCGATTACGGCGTGTCGCATCAACGTGGCACGCCTTTTATGATATATTAGACATATCAAGCAAGGAGCTTGACAAACACAAAAAGGAGCAAACAATGAACACCGTCACCACAGACGAAATCAAAACCATGATGCACAACATCGACGTACGCTTCGATCAGAAAAGCCACTACGACCCCAGCCTCATGCCAAAAGGCATGATCTACCACGTCGGAGACCACAAATACGTCACACTCGACGACTACGCACAAACCTTCGAAGACTACGAATGGGACCACGACGGAGCGGAATGGGCCTGTTACCTCTACACGCTCACTAAAAACAATCCAGAACGCATCGATTTCTACGCGCGGGCATACAACATCGGAGGCATGGAAACACTCGAAACCATCTACAACAACGTAACCGAAAACACGCCAATGACCATCGTCTACCCGATCTACAAGCACTGACGGCCGCCACCAAAGAAAGGACACGCAAATGGAAAACAGCAGCCTCAACAGGAAATTCATGCAAGTGCTCAACGAAGTCCCGAACTTCTCCACGGACGAAACCGCCAACGCAGGCAGCCGCACCTACAAGTACCTCAACCTCGCCACACTCCTCAAGAACATCAAACCGATCTTCGAAAAGCACGGACTCGCATTCACCCAAAAAGTAACCTTCAACGGCGGGGGAGAAGGACGCCAGATTATCGGCACCATCGAAACCATCATCTTCGACGACACCGACCAGATGACAGTCTGCGAATACCCCTTCTTCGTGACCGGCGACCCGCAACAGGTTGGTAGCGCCATAACCTACGCCCGCCGATACAGCCTCACCGCCATCCTCGGCATCTTTCCAGACAAAGACGATGACGGAACCTACGCCCGACAGCAGTACGAGACCGCCGACAGGCCGATAGGTGCCGACCAGTACGCCACGCTCGTCAAAGCGATGGACGCGCACGCCATCCCCAGCGAGGCACGCGGCGAATTCATCAGCGGTACACTCGGCCGGCCCGTCAAAGGCTGGCGAGGGATCACCCAATCTGACATGGCAAAACTCATGACGGACATCAACAAGATGTAAAACAGACAAGCCCCGGCCTCACGTCGGGGCTTTCCTGTATCCAAGACACGACGGACAAGCGGCGGAAGCGACACCCCGACACATCCTCACCCCATCATGTGATATAGTATAAATATCAACAAAGAAAGGAAAAGCAATGAAAATCATCAACCTATCACAAGCCTACGACACCAACGCATGGCTCAACGAACGACTAGGCCGCATCACCGGCACCAAAAGCGGCAGCCTAGCCATGGAACACTACCCACAAACCGACGTCGACAAGCTCATCGAATACCGAGACAAAACACTCGACAAGTCAAGAACCGCAAAAACCCAAACCAAAGCCGACGAATACTTCCGAAAAGCACAAGACTACGACACTCGCGTCCTCGAAGCCGAAGCCAAAAACAAGCGCCTGAAAACCAGCATCGACTTCTGGAAATTCCTCGCCGAAACCATGGCCGAACAACCCGACGGAGAAAACCCAATGGAACGCGGACACCGGCTCGAACCCGAAAACATCCGACTCACACTCCAACAACTCGGATACGAGGAAAAGGACTGCATCACCGACTGCGGCATCTGGGAAAACGACGAAGACGACCGCCTCGCATGCAGCCCAGACGCCTACGAAAACACCCAAAACCCAACATGGGCCATCGAATGCAAAAGCCTAGGAAGCGCCTACCACCTCCAAGCCGTCATCCCATGGATGATCCACTCGCAACTCATCCGCCAACACACCATCCCGACACCACTGGAAGACGTGGCCGCACAAGTACTCCCCGCTGAGGCAACAAGCCTCAACGCCACCGGCATAGACTTCGTCCCCGATACATACCGGGCGCAAGTCCTCCAATACTTCGTCGTATGCGACACGCTGCAAACCCTCTACTTCAGCCTGTACGACCCACGAGTCTACGGAGACGCACGACACCAAATCATCCCGGTCCACCGAGAGGACATCAAAACCCTCATCGCCGACCACAAGTGCAAACAACTCAACACCCTCCACATCATCGACACACTCACTGAAATAACGGGAGCAACATTCTAATGACCATCGACACCCTCCTCAAAAGCAAGGAAATCCACATCCTCTTCGACGGATGCCCCACCTGTCATCCGGAAAGCTCAAAATATCTAGACGAATGCCGGACACAAGCACAACACGCGCGCCGACAACTGCACGTCGTCCAGTCAGGCAGCCAAACCGCCATGCTGATGAGAGCCGTCGCCAAAAAACAAGGACAACCAGTCGAATACCCGATGATACTCATGGACGGCATCATCCAATACAAGCCACAGGACATCACCGAAAGGACTACGAAATGAAAACAGCATGGTGGACGGCGGTAATCACAGCCGGACTCACAGCCGGATACGCGACCACAGTAACCCAACTCTCCCCGGGCCCGGGCTACATCTTCTCCGCACTCCGCAACAAGCTCACGGGAAAAACCGAAGACGAAAACAACGAACTACTCGCCAGCTTCGGCAAGCTCGCCTACTGCGGATGGTGCCTCAGCCCATACATGACACTCCCCGCATGGACAGTGGCCGCAAAAGCCTCCAACATCCGCTTCGGTTTCAAGTGGCTCGCCGGATGGGCAACCGCAACGGCAATCGCCGCACACTACAGGAATCAAGCAGAAAGCAGAATCTAATGCACAACATCCCACAACGCCACGTAATCACCATCCTCCACCTAATCAAGGAGCCAACCACTCAGGAACGCATGGCGGAAATCGCCTCGACGCTAGGCTGCCACGACACGCCGCAAAGCCTGAGAAGCCGCATGGTCGAACTCGAACGAGACGGATACACCCACCGCGTCGACAGGAACGGCGTCAGCGCCAGAAAACGCCACTGCTGGAGATGGCAGCTCACCAGAAAAGGCGAGGATCTGGCACGGGAACTCCTCGACACTACGACACCAAACGAAAGGAAATAAGAAAACCATGGCAACGAAACCATTCACGGTCACCATCGAAGGCAAAAAGCTAACGATATATCAGAACGCCAATACGGGACTCTTCTATTCCATCAGACTGGACGGCAGCCACACTCCAGTCCCATACAAGCTCATCAGGACGCAGACGACCAGCGTACAGCGACTCAAATATTGGCGAAACCGATACGGGTACACCCAAGCCAACCTCGCCAAGCTGATCCACGTATCCAGCCCGACCATCATCATGATGTGGGAAAACGGCCTGAGACATCCACGCAAGGAATACCGACAGCTACTCAATGCCAAACTCGGCCACGATATTTTCCACGACTGAACCCCCAGCGGCGTGTCACATCAACATGGCACGCCGCATTATGTTATATTGAATACATCAAACGGAATGTTTGACCAATATAAAAGGAGCAAGACAATGGAAACCGTCAAATACCTCACCGCCATCATCAGCCTCATCATGAAGCAGCCGAAAATCGGAACCCTCCTCGACGAAGACGGATTCGACCCGGAAATCAACTACGGCAGAATCGGCATCAAGAACTACAACGCCTTCATCAACCTCTACGGCCTGTTGAACGGCCTCGAGGAAGTCGAAACCACCCCAATCCACGAAATCGACAACGGCATCGGATACGACTTCACCATGACGGCACCAATCACACTCCACTTCTTCTTCTGGAAGTAACCCCCAGAACGAACAGAAACGCCCCGCAGACGGCCAAACAAGCCGAACACGGGGCGTTCTGCTATCAGAGGAGACTAGCGGCTCACACCGGCATAATGCACGCCGAACAAGCCAGCCACACCGGAACCGACCAGCGCGCAAGCACCACCAACGACGGCAACCCACGACGGAACACCCGGAACGGCGCTCACAAGACTGGCCACCGCACCGGCGATACCAACCAATCCGGACACCAGATACGCCCAACGACGCGTCTCAGCATCGAACGTAGGCACGTAATTATCCGAACCGTCCGCACACTCATTCGTGATAGCGGTATCAGCCGTCGGCTCACCAGTCAGCTCATCATCAGCCAACATCACATGCTTAGCCATAAACAATCCTTTCGATCAGTTGAAAATACGACCGTCGTTAAGACGCTTCTGAAACTCCTTCACGGCCATACTCGGAGCCGGACTAATCATACCGTCACCCGGAAAACCATTCATCTCCATCAAGAACCGGTGGATGAACTCAGGACCCGCATTACGCGGACGATCCGTGATACCGAAACGATGCGACATCCACTCGACCCAGTCACTACCCGAAGACCCCTCCTCCAAACAGGCGATATTCTGATTCTCTAAACAGCGAATCTGACCGGACATGACACCATCCACGGTCGTACCGGCAACCTCCTGAGCCCTACGCATCGTCAAAGGCCCCCAAGAACCATCCACCTCAAGCTTCGTCACCGACTGCGTAGCCGGCTGGACAGGCACCGGATTCGACGGAGCAACCAACCCACGCGACAGCCGATCCAAACGATCCAAATCATACGTGCCCGGACACTGCGTGGCGGAGCAATCCCGGTGATGAATCAACGGCAGATCACCATATTCGACACGCAAGTCACGAATCAAAGCGGCAATCGTCGCATAATCCCCATCTGACTGGCGAGGATTGCATTCGATGCCAATACCCATGTCATTGCCCTTCGACCGGACGCCCACGCCATCCCCGGCATGCCACGCACGATCATCCGGATCCACGATGCACGCCACACGCCCGGCCTCCGCCACGTAATGCGCCGAAGCGCCGCGAGACGGACTGCACAAGGTCTTGATGACACCCTCGAACGTCGGATGCGTATTCGGGTCACCCCACCAGTGGATCACGATAAACTTGATGCCATACGGGCGACCACTCGTATAATTCGGGCTATCATACTGGGTAATGTTTTCATACGACATTTTCTGTCTCCTTTCAAACAATTAATACATACCAGACGGTAAAAAGAAAACGAGCAAAAGCCGGCAAACCGGTGACAATCAGATAACCAGCCACCACCATGACTCCAATAAGGAACGACGACAAGAGCATCAACACAATACCCTCGATAGATTCACGATTCATCCCGCCATTATATCAAAACAACCTACAGTACACTTAGTCTTATGACCGAATTAATACCGTCCATCATAGGACTCGCCGGCATCGCAATAGGAGGCACCATCACATGGGCCACCACACGACGCAACAACCTCACCACCGCCTACCAACACCTCGTCGAAGCACAAGGCGAACTCAAAAAACAAATCGACGCACAAGACGAAAAAATAGACAAACTCATCCAAACCCGAGACGAACTCCAACACGTCAGCGACCTCGAAACCGGCTACATCCGCTCACTAGGCCACTGGCTAGCACAATTCTGCCAAATCATCGACGACAAGGAATTCCTCACACGCCACCCCAAACCATCCCTACCCGACGAACTCCGCGACCGCATCTGTCCACTCTAAACCCACGCCATACGAAAAAGACCCCGGCAACCAACCGGGGTCTTACCATATCAGACCGACCACGACAACGTCGTAGTAGTCCACGAACCTTGCTGATACGTGGTATCAGCAAACGGTCTCACATACAAGCCCGTCGAATCCAACTGGAAACCACTATTAGCAACACCGGCCGCCGGAACATTCAAATCATTCACTTTCGGCCGCACATAATCCGGAAACGTGAGAATCTGACTACGAGTCCACGCCTTCGCCACCCATTCAGGCCCTCTCACCGCCCTGACATAAAGACTGACGACATTACCGGACATCGAACACTTATATTCGGTCGACCAATCCTTAGCCCAGTCGCCCGGATTCAACTGGATATCAGACAAAGGCCGCCAAACGCCACCGATACGACGATAACGATACCCAGTATCCCCGGCGACGGCCTCAATACCGTCCAACGTCGACACCCGACTCAAACCAGCGGCATCAACCACCCGAACAGTCCCATCAGGCATAAGACTCGGCGCAACGTCATTCACCACCCCAGCCTCCACAGAAGCGACAACCAATCCGGGAATCTCACCATCAGGAACACTCGCGGCATAAACCTTCAACTGCCCCTGAGGAACGGACCCATGGGATTGACTCGGATCCTCAACCACAACGGCGATCTTATACGACCCAACCGAATCAGGAATCGGAACGAGAGCCGGTTCCGTAATCGAATACGAATACGCTCCAACATTCTCCCACGGACAGACAATCCCACAATGAGGCTTCACGGTGACATCCAACCCATCAACCGTCGTCAACGCGACAGGACTACCATACCGGACGCCCTGAACACAACCGAAAGCGGACCCATCAGACGGGAACAGGAACGGGTTGACGACATGCCGATAATCATCGGCCGTATAAGCCGGCATTCCATTCAACGCGGTCAAAGGATGCATGACAATACTCATAAGCTACTCTCCCATAGTAGATTTCTTGATATAAGTCTCCTCTATTTTAGCAATCTTTGCGGAAAGTTCCTCGACAGTGGCTTTAAGCCCGGCCACCTCATCCATGCTTTCCTGAGCCAAACGTAAAGCGGCCACACTCAGCTTCGGATAATCAACACCAACAGGATTGCCATCCCCGTCGTATTCACAGAAGAAACCAAGCCCGGCATCATCCAAATCCTCAGCAAGGAGACCAACAACCGGCTGCGCGTCATCAAGCTTCTGATTCAGATCATCCTTGAACCAATACACACGCCATTCCACACGACGAAGAGCCTCGACCGGGATGAACTCGTCAGCATCAGCGGCATTCGCCACCGAATACACTGACGAACAGTCAGTCCCCAACGTGCCGTCATAAAGACAGTAAACCTGTTTCACAGGCGTCAACGAAAGCGGATTATCAAACGCGTTCCGAACACCGGTACCACCATGGGAAGGCGACACCACCACGTCAGACCCGCCGACATCAACCTCATTCCTATCGGTACCCAACGACGCGAAATCACTCTCAACAGTGGCAATACGCTCACCCAACCGGCTCACGCTCTTACCCACACTCGCCGGCAACTCACGCAACTGGCGACGAACCTCTGAAAACTGGCGGGCGGTAGCATCCACCCCATCAAGAGAAAACCTGAACTTACTCTGCATCATAGCCTCCTACTGCAGTACGGGCGTAATGGTCCACACGCCGCTAAAATCAATATCGTAACCGACGACACGAGCCTCACCATGAGCGAAACCAGCGAAACGGCCACTATCATCGGCGATATCCCACGCGACGACATCACCCGGCATCCACTCCTCATAAACGACAGGAGCAGCCATCAGACTCAACGTCATATCAACGGTATTCGTACCATCCTGTAATTGCCGTAACGCGGACGTGGCATGAGCGTTCAACGTGTCCTTACACGTAATACTCGACGACGGGCGGACCACATGCTCCACGACAGGACGGTAAGACTGATCGGCCATCATCACATCTGAACGCAACTGGGCCTCATCCGTCTCACTCCCGACCGCTACGACCATGTTCGCACCATAGCCGGCCGTATAATCCTCCGACACCTTGAAAGACGTCATCGTGTTCTCATCGAACGTCGTGACAGGACTGACGGACCCTATCCTGTCAGCAACCGTCAGAACCGGCTGATACCGGCCATTAACATTCCTCCATGCCGTACACCATTCCGGACCGTTCTGCACGTTCGAAAGCTCCTGAAGGACACTCAACAACGTCTTGTCAGAAGACTCCTCATACGTCCTGTCACGACGAATGGCACTGGGTGACGCTTCTATCGAAAGCATGAACCGGTGATCCTTGAGCGTAGTCGACACGAGATCCTCCGCAATCCCGCATTGGTCACGATTCGAGTACACGTGATCATGCACATACACGCTATCGAAATAATGTTCGACAGTCACCAACGTGAGAGACAATCCCTCCCCTTGCAAAGTCCGTCCACGTTTGGCCACGATACCGCCCCACAATACCGTCGAATCGCGGACCAAGAGGATAGCCGTCCCATACGGGATCGTAGCCTCCACCCAATTGGACGGAATGTTCCGCCACGGGAGCATCACCGTCTCGCTCGTCGTCTCCTCGAAACGGTACGAAAGCTTGGAGACCTGTAAGTCCGGGAACTCAGCCAACACGATCCCGTTGGTCAAAGACACGGCAAGGAATTGAAAACCGGCCGTATTCCACAGAACACGACCATCATACAAGGAAGAGGATCCAAACCACCTATCACCCATGACATCCCTCCTTACAGGTAAGCCGGATAGAACAAAACACTCATGCGAGCCGTCTTCGAATATTCGCCCGCACTGAAAGACCAAACATTCGAACCGACTTCCGCCTGACTCCACTCACGACGGACGACACGGCCACGGGCCGGATCCGTACCATCGATCAGGATCTCATGAGTCAACCCATTGACGGTCGCATAATGGCCCACACCGAGACTCATGCGGAAAGCCATGGCATGGCCACTCCCAACATGCAATATCTGCGGGTCGACGACAGGCCCGTCGATGCGGATCAGTACCGGACTGGGAGCGGTGCCCTTATTCGACAGGACCACGCTACCGGAAACGACACTCTCGGCCCACATCCAAGACGACAGTGAAGCGGCAGGCTCCTCGAACCTGTAAGGGAAGACCATGCCGCCGGACGTTTTCGGGAGACCGGAACTGTCGGACACCGCTTCCAGCCCATACAAGTACGGGCTCAAAGACGTCAACCCAAGACTGAAGTGGAGTATGTTCACTCCCTCCCATTTGACCAATGGTGCTGACGCGGACTGCGCCACCTGTACTTGACGTCTGATATCACCCAACCGTACTTCCAACATCATCCCAGCATGGTTCAGAACGCTTTTGAACGCGTTCCACGATATGATGCATGGTTCAGTGCACTGGCCGATGATATACCCCTCGATACTGATGGTCCGTCCTTGCAAGCGTGGCAGATTAGCATACCAGCCGTCAGTCATGGCTTTCGCTTCGGTCCTCAATGTAGATGCGACGCCGTCGAATAGGCCGGACACGTCCTGAAACGTGACATGCCATTCACAACCGGTATCATCCACTCCATACAAAGGAAAACCGTTCAACGTCAACTGAAGGTCGCGAGGATCATTAAGAAACATGCTCATAAACTCATCATATCCTTATCACACGTAGCAGAAGTTAATCATTCGAACCGTTTCACGGGCCGCCATCGTCGGGTCGGAAGCGTTCACGGTAATCGGAGCCGTCACGCGGGGACTATTGTCGTTAGACAAGGTCACCGGTGAGGAAACCGCACCCGCGACAGGACCCATAAGGGAAGAGGGAAGCAAGCTGGACACCATGCTCTGCACCGGCTGGACCGCGAGCCTCTCATTCATAGTCACGCCGACACCCAAACCGGCCGGGATCATCTTACCGACCTCGTCACGGAACACGCGGGACGGGGAATGAATACCAAGCGCGCTTTTCGCGGCGTCGATGATGCTTGACGCGGCACCCTTGACCGCGGCCACGGCATTGCCGATGGCACCCTTGATACCGTTGATGAGTCCTTGGATGATGTTATTGCCGGCGGATGCCAGCCATGAGCCGGCATCGCTGAACGCGCCCTTGATCTTACCGCCGATGCCACTGACAGTGTTCGCGACACTGTTGACACCGTTTCTGACGGCACCGGTAATACCATTCCACGCGCTGGACGCCAAGCCCTTGACCGCATTCCACAAGCCAGACCAGACGGTATTGATAGTGCCTGAGACAGCTGAGATAATACCGGACATGGCGTTCGCACCGGCCGACACGACCGCTTTGATACCATTCCACACGGTCGAGACAAGATTGCCGATACCAGCCCATACGCCATCCCAGTCGCCTTGCACTGCGGCCATTACGGTAGTAATGATCGCGTTGATGACGTTCATTACCGTGGAGATGACCGTCTGAATGTATGGGAACACGGCATCGATGATGCCTTGGAGTGTGGCAGCCCACGATTGGAACAATGCTTGGATCATCGGCAGTACGGATTGGAACAAGGCAGCCATGTTATTGATGACCGGTGTGATCGTGGTCATGATCGTCGCCCCAACCTCGGTGAGTTTCGCGACCAGCGAACCCAATACCGGCATGAACGTCTGGAACGCGGCATTCAATACAGGCATGATCGCACTGCCGAGATTCTGACATGCTTGCATGAACGGCTGCAAGGCCGGCAACAATTGGCTGGTGACCACTTGGCCGACAGGAGCGAAGGATGATTGGAATACGCTGCCAATCCTCTGCAAGGTCGGCGTGATCGACCCCATCATGCTCGTGAACGCCTGAGGCAAACCACTAATACCCTCCGCGAGCATGCTGATACCCTGAGTCGCTGGCCCCTTGAACGAATCCAATATTTGCATGCCCACGTTGACGACGGAAGCTTCCAAGTTACCCATGGCACCCTCGATGGTTTGGGTGCTCGTGGCTGCTTCCTTGGCCGCGTCGGTCATACCCAAGTCCATGACGGCTTGGTTGAATTCTTCGGCCGTGATCTCACCCTTGGCCATCGCGTCGCGGAAGTCACCGGTATAGGCACCGTTCTTTTTCATGGCTTCCTGAAGTTTACCCGAAGCGCCGGGGATCGCGTCGGAAAGCTGGTTCCAGTTCTCGGTCGTGAGCTTTCCCGCACCCGCGGTCTGGGTGAGTACCATACCAACGCTTTTGAACGTGTCCGCGTTACCGCCAGCGACAGCGTTCAGATTGCCCGCGGCTTCTGCTAGGTTGGCGTAATTGTCGACACCGTTCGCAGCCAACTGCGCGGTCGTGTTACGAATGTCTGACAGGTCGTACACTGTCTGGTCCGCATACTTTTGCGTCGAAGCGGTCAAAGCGTCGATCGTGCCTGTGTCCAAGCCAGCGAAGCTTAACGTGCTTGCGAATTTCTGCGCTGAATCGGAAGCCTCGATGATATCACCGCTAAGATTACCTATCGCGTCCACGGCCATGCTGATGCCAGTGGAAACCAAGCCGCCCATGGCACCGGCGATGGCAGCGAACTTACCAGTGCCACCGGAGGCTTTGGTGGACGACTTGTCGATCTGGTCCATGCCTTCACTGGCTTGGCGGGCGGACGTTTCGATTTGTCGACTGCCGGATTGGATGGTTTTGACGCCGGCTTCCCAATCACCGGTGTTGATTTCCGCGTCGAGTGTGAGTGTGGAGTCAGCCATTAGTCTGTTCCTTTCCGAGTTCGTTTATGATGCGGCTGATTTTTTGGTCTCCGTGTTTGGTGAATGCGGCGGTGAGGCATTCGAAGGTGAGCCGGTATTGTTCGGCTAGGTGGATTTGGTGGTGGTGGCGGCCTTCTTTGATGAGGGCGATCATGAGGTCTGGTGCCAGCCTGTTTTCCAACGCGTCGTGGATGGCCTCCCACCCGTAGAGGCTGCCGAGTTCGGCGAGGATGCGGATGCTGGCGGGGGAATGTTGTTTTGTTTCCCGTTGCTTGTATGTTTGCATCCGCTGTCGTTCGGCGGGGGTGAGGAGGCTATCCCATGATTTCATTTATTGTCAGCCTTTGATGTCGAGGGTGAGGTTTTCGGCCATGAGCTTGCATAGTGCGGTCATGGCTTGGAGGTAGGCGAGGTCGCTGCGCTGTTTCGTTTGGACTGCCCATTCGTGGAAAGTATTGTCTGGGCTCATGAGTGATTCGACGAGTGGGAAGATGATTTCCTCTGCGGTTGCGAGTGTGTCCTTGGTCATTTTGCCGGTGGCGAGCTTGTCGAGTGCTTCGGCATGGTCGAGGATGGTGAGCATGTCTTTCGAGCCGAGGGGGCGCATGGTGTAGGTGGTGCCGTCGATTTTGATGGTGAGTTGGCGGAAGCTTTTGCGTGTGTCGATGTTTAGGATTGGGGTGGACATTTTTGCTCCTTGAGTATGGTATTATGAGTATTGGCTCCTTTACATGCCATTGTGTTGACTGGAAAGCCCGTCATCGTGTTTTACGGTGGCGGGCTTTCTTATTTGATTCAGGCTGCCACGTTAACGTTGACGACGGTCTGCACGTTACCGGATTGGAAGGTGATGGTGCAGGAGCCTTCCTTTTTCAGGGTGACTGTCCACGTGCCGTCACCATTGTCGACTGTGTCGGCTATGCCTGTCTCGTTTACGGTGGCGGTGATGTCGCTGGTGGCACCGTTCGGCATGGCGGTCACGTTGACTTTCATGGTGTCGTTGATTTTGCCGGAGATGGTGGACGGTGTGGCATTTAGTTCGGTGATTGGACTTTCTGCTGTTTTGATGGAACCGGTGGCCTCGTCGTAGTAGGCTGGCGTGTCGAGGTTGAGTTCGCCCATGACTACTGCGCCTTCGGGGCTTGTGGTCATCGTGCCGGAGAGGGTGACGATGAAGGGGTCGCTGAGGCTGACCTTGAATTCGCCGCCTGCGCTGATGAGGGCTTGTGGGATGCGGAAGTCCTGTGCGCTGGAGTGTCCGTCGCAGACGTTGTGGATGATGATGTCTCGTGGCGTGTTGTTGACGCATTCGTTGCCGCCGAATCGGACTTGTCCGGTTTCGCTGGTGTTTCCGCTGATGACGCGTTTGAATTTTGCGTTGTGGTAGAGTTCGGGGAATAGCATGCCGAGGAAGCGGACTGAGGGGCAGATGATGTTGAGTTCGAAGCTCATTTCGTCGTAGCTGCCGTTCGGGACTTTGATGGTGCCTGACTGTGAGGCGATTTCGGTGGTGCTTGGGGTGAGGGTGATGGTGCCGACTTCGTCCTGTACGTAGTCGGGTGGGATGATCATGTCGTCGATGTAGACGGTTTTCTTGCCGATGAGTGGGTAGGATGCCATTTTGTTCCTTTCGGTGGCTGGTCTGTTTTGGCTGTGGTGTATTATGCCGTTTTTATTTTACAGTGTTGTGGGGTCGAGTTTGTAATCGATTTGGAATCGGATGCTTTTGACCCAGTGGCCTTCGTGGTCGATGGCGTCTAGGTCTATTGCTGTGGCTGGGTGGGTGCGGATGCTGGTGTAGGTGATGTTGGTGATTGGTTGGCATGTGAGTTGGCAGTAGTGGGGGAGTTTGTTGTTGATGAGGTGGAGGAGTTTTAGCATGAGTCGTCCTTGGGTGAGGACGTCGTTGTGGCGGCTGCTGATGGTTATTTGGTCGGTGTAGAGGTCGCCGTTGATGTCGACGGTGTTGCTGTTGACCCAGATGCCTTCTTGGCTGGTGACGGTGCCGGTGTCCATTACGGGGCTGGTGCCGAAGAAGAGGTTTTGCCCGTAGGTGCCGTAGCCTTCGTTTTGGAGGGTCATGCATACTGCTAGGTCTATCATGTGGTGTCCTTAGAGGTTGAAGTAGGTTTTGGTGCGGGAGCTTGCTGTGCGGGCGGCTCGTTCGAGGTAGTGGGTGGTGTTTGGGTGGAGTCGGTTGGTGTGTTCGCGGAGGCGGGCGTATGGGACTCGACTGTTGCCGAAGGTGACTTGCCAGTGGGTGTTTCCGACTTGTTGGAATCTGCCGCTGTTGCGGAGTGCGCCGGTTTTTACTGGCGCGTTTTGGCGGGCTAGGCGGAGGATGTCGGTCATCATTCGTACGCCGCCTTTGTTGAGTTGTTGGGTGGAGAGTTTACGGGCCCATGTGGCGGATACTTTGAGTTGGTAGCTCATAGGCTGGTCCGCCCGTAGGGGTTGCCGGTGAGTGTGATGAAGATGGTTTTGCCGGTGTCCATGTCGTCTCCTCGGCTGGCTTTGGTGATTTGGTAGGTTCGTCCGTTGGCGAGTTGGAGTATGAGGTCGGGCCATGCTTCCATGTCTTCGCGGAGGTTTGCGGGGAGGTTTCCGGGTTGGATGTGGAAGCGGCGGGTGGCGATGCGGGTACCGTATTCGGCGGGTTGGTCGCTTTCGGTGGAGTGTTTGATGATTGTTTTCACGTCGGCTATTTTGATGTTGTCGAGGCCGGGTGCGGTGTATTTCCAGAGGGTTGCGGTTTGGTTTTGGTTGGGGAATAGGGTGAATGGGTTACATTGCGGTGCCATACGTGTAGTCGCCTCCTAGGTAGTCTTGGCTGTTGATCCACCATGGCAGTTCGTGGTGTGGGGTTGGCATGCTGAGGGTGCCTCCGGTGTCGGGGTTGGCGGGGCAGAGTCTCCACGTGTCGAGCAGTGCCTTGTATGGGGTGAGGGAGTGTTCGAGCGTGGTTTGCGTACTAGTGGCGTAGGAGACGGACACGTCTTCGATTTTCTTTGATGTGATGCTGTCGGTCCTGTCGATCATTGACTGGTCGGCTTGGATGATGCCCGTGAGGATGGCTGCGAGTGGAGCGGGGAGCTGGTGGAAGCCGTGGGTGCCGGTGATGGTGACGGCCATGCCGGGTAGGTATGGTGTGGTGAGGGTGAGGGTGTTCGCGTATCTGGTTTCCGGGGTCAGCCCGTCCGGTTTGGTGTATTCGATGGTGTATTCGAGGCTGGTGTCGTATGTGGATTTCACGCTGGTTACTTCCGAATACCATGCGGGTAGGAGTATGTGTCTGCCGTCGTCGCCTACAATGCCTGTCATGTCGGTGGTCGACTGGGACAGGTCGATCATGCAGAGCATGTTGGCGAGGTCTGCGAGTGCGGCGTCTTTCCATGTCGTGTAGGCTGTTTCGCTGACTTGGTCGCGTATGGTGTCGTCGATTATCATTTTTCCTCCATGAATCGAATAGGTCCTATCGTCAATTGTAACGGTAGGACCTATTGCTGTTTATGGGTTGGCTATCAGGCGGATTCCATTAGTCCCGCGGTGATCAGTGCCCCTACTACGTCTGCGACCGTGCCGGAGGTCGGGTCGACGTGAGAGGCCTTGGTGATCGTGGCGGGGGTGCCGGCCGGACCCGGATCGCCCTTGGGACCCGGATCGCCCTTGGGACCCGGACCGAAAGCCACCGGCTGACCTTTCTCGTCTACGAAGTTGATGACTTTGACCGTGTTCAGGTTGTCTTCTGGCAGCGCCTTGCCGCCGATTCGTGAGTACATTTCAGTGTTCATGATCAGGCCTTCGGCTTGATGACCACTGCGGACTTCTCGGCATCCAAACCGCCACCAGCGTAGATCTCCTGCAGGTATTCGTTGGTGTTGGTCTGCAATGCGAAGTTCGTGAACGATTCGACGGACGTGTCGCCGACGAGCGCATAGTGGGAAGCCGACATGACCACGCCGGCAACATTCTTGTCGTCTCCCGCAGTCCACCATTCCGGGGTGATGATCTGGGAGACGCCGAGAGCACGGGCGAGGGTATCGTCACCGCCGAGGGCGATGAAGGAGTTGCCGTTCGCGTCGGCGCTCATGAGCAGATCGGCTACCGTGTCCGCATTGCAGACGAGCACCTTGTTGCCCTGTGCGCGGACCATGTGGGAAGCCTTCACGAAGCCCATGAGCGGGGCTTCCTCGGTGAGCGTGTAGGTGCTGGCGAACTTCTCGCCGGCCCAGCCGGAACCCTTGTCGCCCGCGTCGGTGGTGATGGCGCGGAAGTGTGCCATGTCCTCGTAGCCGCCGAGCACGACCTGACGTTCGATGGTCTGGATGATGTAATTCGGCAGTTCGGAGAGGATGTAGCGGAGCAGTGCGCCCGGCTTCTGCGTACGACGGATATCACCCTTGTTGAGGGTGATGTACTTGTACGTGTAGTCGGCGGTGAGTTCACGCTTCACGAAGGACGGTTTCTGTTCCTTCTTTTTGGTTCCGTAGAGGGAGACCGGGTAGCCGTGTGCGCGGGTCTCTTCGGACAGGCCGAGGACGTTACCGCCGATGGTGAGCCTGTCCATGCCGGTCTTGCGGAACAGGTTCCACAGGCCGGAGCCGCGCGTGTTCAAGGCGTCGTTGATGGTGGTGATGGCTTCGGTCGGGATGAACTTGTCCACGTCGGATGCGCCTACGCCGAAGGAGGCGGTGTCGGCCATGTTGCGGGACACGGTGTCGGCCCACTCCTTGTGGAAGGCTTCCACGCCCTTGTTGTCATTGTCGATGAGGGCGCGTTCGAACGCGGCCATGGCGTCCGGCGAGTCGAGCCACGTTTCACGGGAATGGGAGAAGGATGCGACGCCGGACTGCTTGGCGGTACGGTTGCTCTTGTTGATGATGACGAGCGGACGCTTGTTGGAGGACTGTACCGGTTCTTCTGGGGCGGTGGTCGCTGCTGTGTCTCCTTCGGTGGTGTCGGTCTGGGTGTCGACTGCTTCGGTGATGTCGTCGACGGCGTTCTGCATGATGTCGGTAATGGATGAGGTCAGGTTAGCGGCTTCGTTCGGGGTGAGCTTGAATTCGGCAACGGTGCGTGCCAGCTTGCTTATGAGGTCAGGATGCATGGTGTCTCCATTTCTTTTGTTGATTGATGCGAATGCGGCTCGGGGGTCGGCTCCACGGTAGACGACGCTGATTTCGACCAGTTCGCCGTCATGGATGATGCCGTCGTTGCCGGGCTGTTTGGTGAATTCAACGGTGATGCTGAAACTGTTGGTCAGGCATCCGTCGGCTGCTAGCTGGCGGACGCGTTCGCCGTTGTCGACTTCACTGAGCCTCGCTTCGGCCATGAGCCCGTCGCTGGTCGTCCACAGGCGGGTGATGTTGCCGGCCTGTGCTTCGACGCTTGGGATGTGGTCGATGAGGAGGGGGAGTGAAAGCTGGTCGGATTCGTCGAGTTCAGACACGAGTTTCAGGGTCCCGTCGATGAGTGGGGCTTTGAGCGTGTCAATGTCCACGGTGAGTCCGCCACACATTACCTTGCCGCTGTTAGCAAGGAACGTGAGTGTTCGACCTTCGGCTTCAGCGGCACCGCCGTGTGTTAGACTCTTTCGAATCTTCATAGGGTCCTTCCGGATTGAGGCAGTGGTGCTCGTCAGTGACATCAGTGGTTGGTGCCTCCGACGAGCACTATAATATCACGGCGTTAAATGCGATAAGTCAGTCTTCTGTTACTTCGTAGTCTTCGTAGCAGCGGCATCGCGGATGGCCGTTCGGCGTGATCATGTTTTCGAAACTGTTGGTGTAGTCGTGGTCGCCGATGGTGATGATCGCGCCTTTTGCCATGTAGGTGGAGTTTAGCGGCATTGCCGTGCCTTCCATGTGACGACAGAAGTCGCACGTGTT